ATTTTATCCGCGACAATCTTCCCTTCAAAATCATCCTCATAATCTCTCAAAACGTAAACAATCTGCATTGTATGATCGTTCACTACTGCAATCATTCTCATTCTTCTTCCTCCTTGGTTACATGATATTTTTATTCTCTTCTTAAGAGAATATTCTTTACGTATTCAAATCTTGATGATACTTTTTTCTCGTGCCATCAAGACCGCAAAGAAATTTCTCTCATGGCACCTCTTAACGGGAAACAAGTTTTATCCATGGCAGCGCGCGGTCCGTTGCCTATTTCCGTTTTACCCGTCGTTAGCTGAGTTAATAATCAGTATTCCAACCATCTACAAACAACATTCCGTCTCTTTTCAATTCAACTTCACACCACTTTGCCAAAAGTTCCCGAGTATCGAAACCTCTATCAGTTACAACAGCGTACCCATTTGGAGTTTTGTTAAAAGAAATAAGGTTCTCATCTCCAAAAATGGCTTTAACATCTTCTAGGAAATATTTAAAAGAGTTATTGTCTCCGTCGTAATCAAAAAGAAATTTTTTAGTCAAAGCTGTCCCTTTTTTCATAGAAAGACTGGCGATCAAACTTTCAATATTTGCCAAGTTAGTTTCTGGATGATCAATTAAATAGTGTTGAAGCGATCGACGAACAACTTCATGTTTTCGGCTATTTACGGAAATATAAATACGATTAAATTCATGTGGCAACCCTTGTCCACAGAATGCTTCAAAATCTTTTTCTAACTCTTCTGGTAACTTCTGTGTCAAAAATGCTCGTGTTCGTTCTTTAAAACCGATAACACTTTTATTATCTTTATTTCGTGAAACGAACATAACAACATGAAATGGTCTGTCGTTGTACTTGTTTATCATGTACTACTCCTTTCTGTTAAATTCTCCGATTACTGACTAAACTATTTCACGGCTTATTCCGAAAACCACGTATCCGTTTTTTTGCTGATAGTCTGTTATAAAAGTGATTTTAGTTTTGAATGAGTCGCCAGTGTAAGCATTATTTTCGTCAATTTCCTCTAAAACAACAATATCTCCAACTTTGAAGTTCCGATCATTCTTCCTAATTTCAAAACGCTTTTTCCCCTGAATAACTGGCTCAAAATACTTTTGTTGAATTTTTAACTTGTGCTCCAATTTTTTCACCCTTTCTTTTTACTTGATAGCCCCAAATCTATGACTTTTTTTTGTACCTATACGATTTGAAACCAGTATATCTGAGAAATGCAGCTAGCTTGCTGTCTATTCTTGCTTCTTGTTTTCCTAACTCCTTTGCTATTTCTTTTGAATACAATCTAAGACAAATAATATTCGTTAGAACACTGATGAAAACTACTGTAAATACGAGTATCATAAAATCGGTCCTCTCCTTTTTAAGCGATAAAGCGCTCGTGAATCTGTTTGAAATCCATTCCACTCACATCAATATATCCTTGCGTTGTTCCAATCGAACTATGACCTAGGAAAATCCTGACATTGTTAATTTCCATGCCCTGCCTTATAGCAAAAGTTGCAGCCGTTCTTCGAAATTTATGTGGATGAGCATGTGCAACTCCTGCACGTCTAGCAATTTCTTTTACCATTTTCTGGATGCCGTTAGCTGTCATTGCCGTCCCTACACCATGCAACCCACAAATGATTGGTCCATGACTATGAGGTTTTATCTTCAAGTAGTTATCAACGGTAACTTTCGCTCGAGCGTTGACGAAAACGCGCCTTTCTTTATTTCCTTTACCAATAACAGTGATAGACCCTGAATGCTGATCGTAATTTTCCATTGATAACATTGTCAGCTCTGTTACTCTGCAACCTGTCGATAACAGTAATTCAAGAACCGCTTTTTCTTTTGGCTTGACACATGCATTTCTTATCAATTCGACTTCAATTGGTGTGAATGCTTTTTTAAGACGCTTTTCGACTTTGATTGTTTCAACTCTTGTTGCTGGGTTCTTAGAAATATATTCTTCTTCGTGCAACCAACTGTAAAACCTGCATATCGCACCCCTCTCTCTATTAAGCGTCGCTTTTGAAATATGGTTCTCCATATCTCTACTTGCAATGTAGAGCCTAATATCATTAGTTGTTACCTCATTGAAAGGTTTACGCATATAACGATTAAAACGATCTACAGTGCGCATAGCTAATTCAATCGTTCCACTAGCTAATCCTCTTAATTTAAGCGATACGAAGTATTGTTTATAGGCAGCTAGGTCAGAGCTTTCGTCATAAATGATCACTTCATTTTTCGATTCTTCAATTCTGAATTTTGAGACATCCATTGTTAGAACTATCTTTAATCGTTGAAGCTGATTAACGGTCAAATCTGATTCCATGTGACGTACAACATTATTAATAAAATTTTCTACTGCTTCCACGTATGCTCCTTTGATTTTCTTTTCTACCATGTACCTGACAACCTAAAAGATCGAATCTTACTCCTGCTCGACTGGGCTTGCGTTTAAACATGGGATCAGAAGTTTCTTTATGGACTACATGACGAACACCAGAATGATCTTCTACAATAATCACGTTTGATGGCCGCCCATCTAAATAATTGATTTCCTCTCCTTCGACTGGCTCGCCGTAAATGTTAATAGTTTCCACTAATTATTAGCTCCTTTTTTGAAATCTGTACCTAAGACTTCTAATGCAAAATCCGCAAAAGATTCATCCGCATACTGTGTTAGGCGTGCAAATGGGACCACAATGTCGGTATCACTTATTTCCATATCCATTCCGACTTTGCCTTTATCCGAAAATGAGATTCTTGCTACATTGCCAATAAATTGTTTTTCCATCGTAAAACCTCGATCAAGTGCTTCTAGATTCAAGTAACAACACTTTTGATCTAAATTCATATTTCCACCTGATTTCTTTTCGAATACACTACATAATCGCAAGTGTTAAAATACTGCTCTATCTATTGATACAAAGCGATTTATACACTGTTTCATTATTTTATTGTTTTGACATCCAAACTTGGTTCGCTTTTGTCTTTTTTTGCTTCTTAACACTCTTAGTTTTAGCTTTGTCACGAATAATTCGTCCATCTTCTATTTTCACAACAAAACCGCCAGATGTTAATGCAGCCAGTTCCGCAAGTTCAATATCATCGAACTCTCGAGCCTCTGCACTCGTTGGAACGCCACGGCCATTCTTATCAATATAATCCATACGTTTCACAACGTAACTCTTGTGTCGCTCCTAGGGGCATTACACGCCGGACAAGGCTTCCACGTCGCGGTAGAATTGTTTGCTGCAACAACAACTTTCTCGTCTTTGCATACTGGACATTTTTCCATATATATTCTCCTCAAAATTTTATTCTGCTGCGTTTATCAGCAGTTGCTTTTGTAAATTTAATCAAATGATCCTCAACACCTTTGTACAATCGCGAAATGATTTTCGCATTGTAGATATCTTCTAAATCATCACTGTTGAAATTAGTAGTGATTATCGTTCGTTGTCGCGCGTTTAGAATGCCAAACAAAACACTTTGCGTATAATTCTTCGCTTCTCTGTCTTTGCGCTGAAACGAAGCCTCAGAGCCCAAATCATCTAAAACAAGTAAATCGACATTAGAAAGTAAAGTAGTCATATTTAATTCTGTGTATTTGCTGTCAGGTTTTCCAAAGCTTGACTTGATTAATCTAAATAAATCATTTGTAGAAACAAACAAACAACTCATCATTGGATTTGCATGTTCATTTATCGCTTGTAACATTGCCATAGAAAGGTGTGATTTCCCTACACCAGGAACGCCAGAAAAGATTGTATTGAACTTGGGAATCTCTAATAACTTTTTCTTTAGGGCTTCTCGCTCTTCCTTATCTTCACTCTTTGCTATCTTTTTCTCTAACTGTTTTTCTATTTGAATAACCTTCATGTATTCCGCCGCAAACTGTCTTGCATCATACAAAGCTTTCTTAGTCTCCTCATTGTCAGTTGCGTAGTTGTTAAAACTTGCTTGCCAAAGTTTTGGATCCCCAATGATCGAATCCTTCCATAAAACTTCAATTGTGCGACGTCGCTCGTGCTCATTAAAGGTTTGATTGACTGCCTCTTGTTCTGAATTGATCAGGTATTCTTTTCGGCATTCTAAGCAAAAAGGTTTTTGGTCTCCATATTGAATGAACGGAACATTATGAGTCGAACAGATTTCTTTTGTCTCCTTCACTCTTTTAAGTGCGTCAAAATACGGTCCTTCCATTTAAAACACCACCGGATTGTTTGATGCCGTTTCAGTTCCTTGATTCGTCCTTTTGAGCACTTGATTCAAATATGTTTCAAATTTCCCAGCAAATAGAGTGCTGGGTTGAAGATAATTTTCTGCTGGACTACCATCATCAAATGTCTTTCCAGTCCAATCTGCAACCTTGTTATCAATCACTTTTTTAAAGTCCTCTAATCTGTAGCCTTCATTCCACCGTGCTTTGATTAGTTTTTTACTGTTTTGCGTGCTGCTTTTAAATGATTTTCCAGTTTGTTTATTTAGATAATCTATAATCTCTGAATAAGGGATTGAGGGCTTGCCCGACATATTATCTTTATTTATATTTGTATTACTAAAAGATGTATTACTCCCTGTCGTATTTTCCGAATACCCCTCTTCGGGATTCCGAATACCCCTCTTCGATTTTCCGAATACCTTAATAACCCTCTTTTTAACTTCTTTACCTTCAACAGAATATTTGATATTGATGTAGTTCTTATTTGCCAAAGAATTAATAATCTCAGATGATCTACTTTTGCTCAGTCCAAAGAAATCAGAAAAATGCTTGTTGCTTGCAAAACATCCCTGTTCATTTGTATCCAAACTATCTATTTCAGCTAGAAACAACATTTCTTGTATTGATAAATTCTCATCCAACCAAGAACTCGCTGGTATCCAAATACCTTTGAAACCGCGATTTGCTTTTGCAATTTTCCTCAAAGCTATCGCCACCTTTATATATTTTTTATTTTGCTGAATTGTTGCCCTAATTCATTTGTATTCAATTTTGTGTAAATAGTCGTAGTCCCGATATTTTCATGACCCAATAGTTGCTGTAACACAGTTGAGTCTCCGCCTTTATCCAAAAAGGACTTAGCAAAGTAATGGCGGATGGAATGTGGATATACCTTATCCTTATTAATTTTGGCTTTTCCGGCGATTGTTTTTAAGCTTGCGCGATATGTCGCTTGTCGTTTGTAGAAAATCTCTTCAACGATTCCCTGTTCTTCGGCATATTTTTTCAATTGTTTTTTCAGGAACTGTGGGATTGCAATCGCTCTCTGTTTGCCTTTGTTTTCAATTATGATTAATTTGCTATTGAGATCGTCAGCGCGAATTGAGCACGCTTCTGTGATCCTCACGCCTGTGTTCCCAATCAAAAGAATGAACAAGCGCATTTCATCTGTTGTTGCATGCTGAATTAACCGTTTGTATTCCGCTTCATTGATTGATTCCCTATGTTCCTTAGTTTGTGTTTTGTACAGTTTTAAGGTTAATGTGCTACTCGATTTACCTTCACGTTCCAACCAATTTAAAAATATGTTGATTGCGACAATTTTTTGATTGATCGTTTTCAATTTGTATTTTTTCCCTGGCATATATTCATCATTCTTTAAATGATCCTTAAAATAGATCAATGCTTCTTTCGTCAGGTCCAACCCATGATTCAATAAGAAAGCATTAAGCTGATTTAGCGTATTCATATAATTCTTTTTAGTGTTTGGTCTGACCTCGTTTTCCATTAGGAACAATTCATAATCTTTCAAATCAAGCATTGTGAATCCCTTCTTTCGAATACAAAATATAATCGCAAATCATTGTCTTAAAATGATCTGCTGATTGTGATATAATGATTTCGAAAAGAATTATTGCTTTAGCTACTCACTTCTGCTGGCCGGCGTAGTGAGTTTTTTTGTTCCTGAATCAACTCGTGCCAAGTTTTTTGACACTCTCTTACTTGTTTAGCTTTGATGCTGGACCAATTCTCTTGCAGCCATTTGTTTGCTGACTCATAGTCAAATGTTCTCATTTTGTTCAACTCCTTCGAATGATCTTTTCGAAAAATCACTAGCAAAACAAACAACTCTGACTGCCAGTATTAAAATGACTGTAGCCATAAAGTGATCACGACCTACATAAACCAAAAATATTGAAAATGCTGCAATGAGCATATTTTCTAAAAATGCAATCATTTCAAACTTCCTCCTTAAGCAGTTTCTAAATCTAAAGTCATTTGTCGAACCTGCATCTTTGTGGCTGTGGACGGTTCCCAATCGTTAATGAAGTCTAATACAGTTTCATAATGTCTGTTGCGTAATTGTGTTCTTGTAGATACGCCTGTTACTGCTTTAACGCCTGAATTGATGTCTTTATGGAGCTTTCCCCGTTGTTCTTGAGTAAGTCTGCCAAATCCTCGAGCAACTTCAGCAACGCGTTGGTTAATACGACGACTGATATACCCATAATCGCCAGCGCTTAAAACAGTGTTCTCTTCTAAATCTGCTACTCGTGTATCTAATTCGTCGACTCGCTGATTCGTTTCCTCATTAGCTTGTAAAGCTAAAATTACTTGTTCTCGCTGAGTAGTAGCTATTTTAGGTTGCTGTTTGATGTGTTCTTCCATTTGGTTGAACGCTTCAATGTACTTCAATTTGAATTGGAGTGCCTTCTTGCCAGTGAAACCCATAGCCAAGATTGTGAAGCCGTCTCTGTTCATATAAATAACTCGATATTCTTGTTTATTCTGTGGATGAATATAGGTATCTTCGTAAAATAGGTCTGCCGAATTTTCGACCACCCCCATCAACTCATCAATAGCTTCTAGAACATGTTTGTGTTGCTTATCAAAATTTTCTGCTACATTCAAACTGCTTGTGACCGCTTTGCGATCTTTCATAATTACTAAATTTGTCATTGTGTTATCTCCTTCGTTTTATGTTTTTCCATCCACGCGTCTAAATCTTTAATGTCATACTTAGGATTGCTTTTCTCAGAAAAAAGAATAACTCTCAGTCCATCATCTACCCATTGGTTGATTGTTCCGGGTGAAGTCCCTGTGTAAAAGATGGCTTGTTTTTGATTCAGATATCGTTTGGGAACAAATCCTGATAAAAGAGAAGTAAGTTTTAATTCAAGATAATCATTAATCATTTTTTTGATATCCGACCAATTCATCTTTATGCCTCCTATCTGATTTTGTAATAAGAAATAATATCGGTAATTTGTTTTAAATGCTTTTCTGGATTATTCAAAATTTTACGAAGATACTGTTCCGAAATATTCAATGCGCTTGCAACGTCAGGTATTTCCCATCCTTTTGATCCGAAATGTTGCAAAATTTTGTCTCGTGTCATTTGAACATTAGCCATCTTTTCGCCTCCTTCTGTTTAAAGTGCAAACAAATTTAACAACTATTTTTTTAACTACGTTGACAACTTTTAACATGAATGTTAAAATGTGTCCATAGTTAAATAAGACTAAAAACATTGATTTTAAAAGCTTTCTTGGCGGTTAGCAATTATCAATAAACGATGTACTCGTTGTCTTTTTAGCTGTTAAACTTGTTTACGAGAATCATATTAACATGTATGTTTATTTGGGTCAACCATTTTAACACATATGTTTATTTTTCTTGTGATAATTGAAGGAGAATATTGATATGACAGTGTTTGAGAGAATAAAATTTTTGGCTCAAAAACAAGGAAAATCACTAAATCAAGTTGAAGAAGAGTTAGGTTTATCTAAAAATGTTTTGTATCGCATGAAAAATTCTGATAATCCTACAAAGGAAAGATTGTTACTATTAGCAGACTATTTTGGTGTATCCGTAGATTATCTTTTAGGTCGAACAAACGAATCCCGTTTGAATCAAAATAATGATGAAAACGCGGATGAATACGAACAAGAACTACTTATGATGTTTCGGAAAGGCGAAAATGAAGTAGCTCCCGAAAAACGTGATCTTTATAGAAAACAGACTAAAGATTTGATGAGTTTCATTTCGAAGACAATGAAAGAGTTAGACGAAGAAGATGATTAGCGGGAGTGTAGCTGTTGGAAGATTTAAAAGCCCATCGATTGGCGTTAATAACCTTATTAGTAAATCAATTTCTATTGAAAAGCAACATTGAACCAGAAAACTATAGTTTCACTGATTTTATTTCGTTCTACATTAAGAAAAATAAAGTTAAAGTAGTTTCTCAAATCCCCCAAGTAGAAGAAGAGTTTTTTCTTGGTGTTACTGTCAGGAGCAGAAAAAGGATTTGTATTTTTTTGAATCCTGATGTCTATAAAAGAAGATTTCATTTTAGCATTTGTCATGAGATTGTTCATTGTATCTTTGACATGAACATGAAAAAAAAATCTCAGAAGTTTTTTAATGTTGATGACAACCCAGCATTTTATACTGACGAAGAGTTGATACTTGAAAAATTGGCTAACGGAGCAGCCGGAGTAATCATGTTACCAGATATAAAATTAATAAATTATATGAAAACAAATAAGTCGTTCCAGATGATTTCAGACGAATGTCAGATAAGCCATCAAGCTCTTTATAATCGCTTAGTTGATTTTGGTATATATAGTTGCGGCATGAGCGAACTAACAGCGGTGAGAGCAACGAAAAATGTACAAGATTTAGGGGATCGCTCTTTATTCAGAATGTACTTAACTGGTGTGCACTCTACAAAAGAAAAGCAAATAAATTATGATTATGAGAATTCAATATAAAAAAAGCCCGTGCAGCAACACGGACTTAAGACCTCATTTCTAAGATCGCGCAAAACTATTATATCAAAGAAATGAGGAATTAAAAATGGCTAAAAAAGTAATGGGATCTGATGGAAAAATGTACAAAGTAAAAAAACCTTTTTATAAGAGGGTTTGGTTTTGGATTTTTGCAATAGTAATTATTTTGGTAATTGGTAGCTCACTAGGTGGAGGATCCGAGAATAAAGATGCTTCAGATAATAACAACGTCAAAACTTCAAACTCAAGTAAGGCTAAAAATGAAACTGAGACAGTTTTAAAAGATAATTTCGACAAGATTACACTAGGAGATATCATGAGTAACGGAGAAGGTGGCACCTCGTTACAAGAGATTAAAGATATTTTTGGCGAACCTGACTCAACATCTGAAACTAATCTTGAAGGTCAAACTGCAAAAATGATGACTTGGGGTGGCCCCAAGGGTGGAGAATTAATGTCATCGATCGTTATTTCGTTTTCTAATGATAAAGCCGTTTCAAAAGCTGTAACTGGTTTAAAAGTTGGAAAGCATGAAAAAGTTACATTGGAACAATTCAATGCGGTTGCAACAGATGGGAGTTTTTCCGAAGATACCGCTAAGAAAGAATTTGGTGAACCTGATGGAATTTCAGATACATTAGTTAACGGGTCCAAGCAATCAATGCTTTCTTGGACTAAAAATGTAAATGGCGATGTTGGAGCTAACTTTAACATCACTTTTAGCAACGGAATAGCCACATCAAAATCAAATATGGGAATGAAATAAAATAAAAAGGCACGATCCCACCCCGACAAGAGTTTGATCGTGCTAATAACAAAGCCTATACAATAGGTCCTTTCATATGCCTATTGTATCAAAGAAAGAGAGTTGATTCAATCGTGGCAACGTTCAGTCAATACAAAATGAATAACGGTGAAAAACGTTGGAAATTCCAAGCATACCTGGGTATCAATCCTGCAACTGGAAAACCTGTTAAAACTACTCGCAGAAACTTTAAAACACAACGCGAAGCCAAATTAGCATTGGCTAGGCTTCAAAATGATTACGAAAGTGATCTTTTGAAGAAAGACAAACCTAAAACTTATCAAGAAGTATATGAGTTGTGGATGACTGAATACAAAAAGACTGTGAGAGGATCAACTCTTTTAAAAACAGAGAGAATTTTTAAAAATCATATTTTAGATGAACTCAGTGATATGTACATTGCTGAAATCAATCCTATTAAGATTCAAGAATTGATGGATAAGTGGGCAAATAAGTATGAAACTGCTTCTAAGATGATGAATTACACTGGTCTAGTATTTAAATATGCAATACGATTTGGAATGATATCTTCTAATCCAACAGAATCAATTAGAAAACCTAAGGCGAGAAAAAGAAAAACAGCTGAAGAACATTTTTACGATAAAAAACAATTGAAACTGTTTCTTAAAGTATTGTACACTCACCCTAATATCAAAGTTCAAGCATTTTTTCGTTTGCTAGCAATGACCGGAATGAGAAAACAAGAGGCTGGTGCATTGGAATGGAAAGATGTGGATTTCGAAGGAAAAACTGTTAACATCAATAAAGCAGTAACAAGAACTGCAAATGGCCTGGAGTTAGACACAACTAAAACTGTTGGATCTAGTCGTATCATCTCAATAGATCAAGGAACCTTGGATAAACTTTCAGAGTGGAAAATTGAAGCAGCTCCTCCCTCTGAAGACTGGTTAATATTTGGAAATGCGGCTGCACAAAATCCTCATGACATTATGAGCCTTGATACGTCTCGTAAGTGGTTATTGGATATACAGGATAAAATGGACAAGAAAGAAAAAAAGCAGCTTTCTAGAATAACTGTGCATGGTTTTAGGCACACTCAAGCAAGCCTTCTGATTGAAATGGGTGCTTCTTTAAAAGAAGTACAGTTCAGGTTGGGTCATGAAGATATACAAACAACGATGAATACCTATGCTCATGTTTCTAAATTAGCAAAAGAACAATTAGCAGACAAGTTCAATAAATTTGTTGATTTTTAAACTAAATAGCATTCAAAATGGCATTCAATTCAATTTTAGCATTGACAATAAGGTAATTAAGCGACTCCCGCCGTCTCCATTATACGGTTTTCGTTAGTTTTCGTTAAATCAAAAAAGCGACCAAAAGCCTTGTTTAAAAAGACTTTTGGTTGTTTTTTATTTTCGCTAGTTTTCTATGAAAAATGAAACATGGCATTCAAAATGGCATTCAAAATAAACGGAAAACCCCCTCTACAACAAACTAAGGCAGTAGAGGGTGTTTTTATGTACTCTGTAGGACTCGAACCTACGACCGGACGGTTATGAGCCGTCTACTCTACCAACTGAGCTAAGGGTACCATTAAAAAACAAGTTTTATTTTTTAAACGTGTTACAATACAGAAATAGAACGTCAGATCTTCCCCACAGTCTACTTACTCTAGTAGCTGCATCTGACGTTCTTTTTCTATGGGCATTTATTTCCCATTGCTTCAAATTTACAAAGAAATTGCTTTATTTGCAAATGATACACTCATGGAAATGTAAGATACACTAAAAAACAACCAGCCTGCACATGACTGGTTGCTATCAGAATGAAACTTAGTTATGAAAGAAGTAAGGTTTCACGAAAACCTCACCTATATTTATACCTTTATAACTTCTTTTTTGCAAGCGGATTCTTGTCTAAACTCTTTTTAATTTACTTAATATCGTGATACCAGCGAGTCTCTGTGAAGTCTTGGTGCCCACCGCTTACATTTCCTTTTAGATCGTTCGTTGCACGCGTCATCACAATTACTGACTTGCCACTGAATTGTTTCGCATTGAAGTTCACATCGTAGCCAACGCTTCCCGTTGTACGATAGGCTGCGTTCACATCTGGTCTCGCTACTCCGGGTGCTTTTTGACGTGCCAATTCTTTGCCAGTGGTCCGATCAATAATAAATACATATTGATACTTGTAATTAGCGATATGCCAACCACGAGCCTTCAAGGTGTTTCCGATTCTCCCCCATTGATCAAGATGAGCATGGTTTCCTTTGCCATCGCTCATTGCAGAATATCCTGATCCTGCGGTAGTTGGATCTACAGGTTTGCTTGGAGTCGGTGCAGGTTTGTTCTCGTTTGATTCAAACCCATACTTCACATCATGCGCAAATTGCGCTTGAGACACACCCTGACTTGCTAAATAGCCATACGGGTCCGTATGATCGCCCCACCAATTCGTAGAAATGTATTGGTGACTGATGACCCCTTTGCCGCCTACTGGACTGTCTACAGTAAGAGGAATATTAAACCGTTTCGCACTGTCACGAATTAATTCAATATAAACCTTATAATTTTGTTTAAATAGTGCAGGATTTGGCGTCGCTTGTAATTCAATTTGTACTGGTGAATTTGCATTGGCATACGAACCACCTCCGTACTGCACATAACCTGGTTCACCTACTTGGTAAACAATTCCATCACCAACGATGTAAGACGTATAGGCATTGGCCCAATTCCGTTTCATGAAGGTCGCTTCGTTACGACCTGTTGCATTTGGATTTGCAGTATCATGCGCCACAATATAATTTGGATTTGCTCGAATTGAACTTCCCTCACCAGGGCCTAAATTAAATTCGTTGTTAACCGTGTATGCAAGCCCATGAATCGGCAATAAAAAAAGAGCCATCACCAGGCTCAATAAAGTAATTTTCTTTTTCATTCTAGTCCTCCTACTATTCTTTTTCATTATCAGGAAACATCTTGTATGTCCGGTTGGACACGCCTAAAACTGTTCCCAGAAAAGCGCTTAATCCAGTAATGATAATTACTACAACATCGGTATATTCCCAGTTAACTGCCTTTCCTACCAATCCAACAAAAGTGGCCAATGCAGGTATGACAATTAATGCAATCCATTTAAGAATTTCAAACGTTTTATTTTGCATGCGATTCACCTCCTATAACTTAGTTAAGAAATAGCCTAATATGGTAATACCTAAACCGATCATGTAGCCCCATGACCATTTATTATTTGCCTTCATTTCTTTTATGTCTTCTGCATTGTTAATCGCTAAGGCATGCGCTTTGTCAGCAACATCTTTTGCGCTATCCGCTTTCTCTCTCAATGTTTCATAGTTATCTAATTTTGTTTCAATGCGAACCAATCGTTCTACAACATCCTGTAAAGCATCCTCTTTCATAACTCACCAACTTTTCTAAAATAAAAAACACACTCGAAAGTGTGCTACCAGTTTTAATATAAAGAGTACGTAATACTCCCTACTGCCCAAGAAGTACGATTGTTCCAATCGAGTCCAACAAATATCCCCGGCTTTGCAGCCTGTCTTCCTAAAACATCAACTGTTGCAGCGCTCGAACCATCTTTCGTCCGTATAACGCAATTTGTCCACGAATTGAACATAGGGATTGCCCAGTCAGGTAAAATCAAAATTCTCGACGGTTTGGTATTCGTTCCTTCCATAACATTGAAGTACACACGAAAAATTCCTTTTGATAACTCTTCCACATAAGACTCCCGTTGGGAATCAGATGTTGAATTATTAACAAATCCGTTATCGTAGGTCACTAGCCCCCATCTTAAATCTCCTGAACGGCTGTTCGTTGTAATCACATCAACCCCTTTTTCTTTTAAATCCGCAAAAGCTCCGTCTGGCGCTGTCCACACATTGAATTGAAGCCCATTATTATGGAATGTTTTGACCATATCTTTTGTCACAGTCGCGTGGTTATAAGAAACGTCCGCTGACATTCTCAGTCTAATGCATTCACTTAACTCGGTCTGGGTAACCGAGTTCATTACCCATGAAAGCTCAATTTCATTCGACATAATTCTCAGACGTTCTAAAATAGTCTTATCAAAAGAGATAACAACACAACCACCATTCAATATTTTGTGCTGTTTCAAAATATTCATGAATTCTTGTAAATGGCTATCTGTGTAGTTATTTGTCTTGATTTCTATAAACGGTACAGTACCAGCCATTTTACAATATTTAACGGCTTCATCCATTGATGGAACCACTTTCTCCCAATCTTTCAGGATTCCAACATTTGCGCCTGTATCGATCCTCAAAGCTCGAATTTGATCATATGTTAATGAATCAACTCGCCCGGTGCCATTCGTCATTCGATCAACTGTATCGTCATGCATGACAACCCACTTACCATCTTTCGTGATATTTACATCAAATTCAGTATATCGATGACGTGTCACTGACTTTAATGCTTCTGATGAATTTTCTGGAAAATCAGCATTATTACCGCGGTGTGCACAGAAGTTAGTGGTGTTGTATAAAAACTTAGGCCGCTCAATTGCTTGGTTATCATAGAACTGTTTAACCCCAAGCGGCGTAGCGAACTTATCTGATGCAGTTCCGCCCACCGCTTCACTTTCTGTTGCGGTGCCATAATTATCAACTGATCCCAAACCAATTGTGGATTTTGTTAATTCGGTTTTCTTTGCTAGTGTTGCTTCTGCATCTGTTTGAGTTAGAAAGGTATCGTCAGCGTCTTCTTTTGTATAAGCTCCGACTTGTTCCGCAGTTACAGCATGAGGATTGTCTTCCCTCTTGACAAAGTTTTGAAAATCTTTTAAATCAGCTTTCAATGCTAAGTCTGTTTCATCAGCAAATCCAGACTGGTTCAAAACCGTCAATGGATTCAACGATACTTTTAACTGGACACCGATGTAATCCACATTAATGTTGGCAGCAGTAACACCATTTGAACTATCACAATACGCAAGAACGTTGATAAATCCTTTAGAGTCAATAAAATTACTGTCGTTTACTTCGACTGTAAAATCGGTAAACTCTGTCGCATCTCCCTGAATCTTTGTCGTATATGTATCAGTTGATTCGAGATAAAGTGCAACTTTTAAATTCTTGTTGTTCGGTGAAGAGGCTTTAGCTCGGATCGTCAAAGAAATCGAGATGAAATTATCCTTCATGTATTTGACTTTCTCAGCTAGAGTCATCCCCTCAAAAATTCTCGGTGCCAATTGTTCAATTGCGTTGATGGTATCTGATTTGTCTAGAAGTTGAGGGATTACGCTCCCTTGGCTTGAGCCAACTGAAACCCCTTGATCATCACGACCAACTAGTTTGTTATAGTTATCCTGTGCAATTTCCGACCATGTTGCAAATGGTTTTTTTAGACTTGTTGCAGTGTAGTCTGTATAAGCTGAGTGAGGGTTGGCCAAAGTATTCCCCGCTACTTTCCCAGAAAAATCCATCATTTTAGGAACATCAACAGGACCAGAAAATAGCTTGATGGCATCTGCATTTGTGATTCGTGTGCCAAAATCTGCAATCAGGCGATTCTGCAATGTGTTTTGTTTTACTCCTTGAGTATCGGTTCTTGCTTGAACTATTTCAGGATTGCTATCCCCTGACTCTGCAACTACTTCATTAAATTCATTTCGTAATGCGTCAAATTCCTGTTTATTTTGATTTGCCCGTCCTATAGCTTGGTTCGAATTATCAACGGCAGTTTTCGAGTCTGCAACCGCCTGATCCGCTTTTTTGTTTGCTTCCTTTCCAGCAGTCTCCGCAATTGATTTAGCTTCAATACCTGCATTGGTAGCAATTGTTTTAGCTTCTGTAGCAGCGGCAGAAGCAGCTTGTTTCGCTTCTGTTCCGGCAGTATCAGCAATCGTTTTCGCTTCCGCCCCTGCATCCGTGGCAATCTTTTTAGCAGCCTTGATTCCTTGGTCTAAATCAATTTGGAATTGATCAACCTTGGTTGAAGAACTGTTAGACAAATCAATTGCTTGGTTAATTTTCACACGCCCTGCATTCAGGGTATCTGTTTCTTGAATATGATCTACTGCCAAACTGATCACCTACCTATTCTTTTGAAATTGATTCGATCGTCATTTTTTGTTCGATTCGATCACCGAGCAAAATAAAAGAACCATCCATGTTGTTGGATAGTTCTTCATAGATTTCTTGAATTGTCTTTTCCGTTTCAGCGGTGAATCCTTCACCGTCAATCTTCTTGACTTTGATTTTCATTAAAACTGTCCTCCTAATTGTGATTGGATAAATACACGACATGTCACTTGAGCTTCGATCCGAGCAAGTTTGTTCGGTTTGATTTGAATAGTGTGATTTCCGCGCTGAATTTTCCCACTTGAGGTTTTTCTCAGATAGCTTGCAATGTTCAAACGGCTTTGGCTTGTTTCATGTTGTGGTAGTGTTGTTCCATCAACAATAATATCAACACGGCTTGCTGAGTCGCTTGCTTGAAAAATTCCCCACTCTAAAGGATGTGTGTGTTCTGGCAAAACAACATTGTGCTTATGAGAAGGGATTTTCACCGTATGCGTATGATTCGGTATTTGAACCGTGTGTGTATGACTCGGTATTGATACTTGGTGAGAGTGGCTAGGGATCGAAACGTTATGAGTGTGTGACGGAACACTAACGCTAAATCCATGAGAATGATTTGGCACGTTTACATTATGCGCATGATTTCCTGATGACTTAGCCGTTCTCAAATCAGGCGTAGACCCTGACCCACCAGTAAAAATGAAAGTTCCGCTTTTTGAATTATAAACAGAAGCTGTAATATCATCTTTCCATTTATGATTAATTACTCCACCACCAGTAAACATCACATGATCGTGATCGCCGCCGGCAGATGAACTTTGTACCGATCCACCACCGGAGCTTGTTGAACCACCTTGGTAGCTTCCACCACCAGCACCGGAAGTAGAAACGCCTCCGCCTCCACTAGTAGTTGATCGTACAGAAGCACCACCAGAGCTACTTGTTTGACGGCTTGCACCTCCCGCGGAACTGGTTTGCGTGGACTGGCCACCGGCTTCACTAGTGATTGTTTTCGATCCGCCACCCTTAACCGCTTTGGTATATCCGCGATAATGTTTCGTTTTAAAAGTCAGCTCAACCGTATTTACATGAAAAACATCATCATCCAAATAGAATTCGATTTCTGCCGGATAAGCAGATTCACAATTATCTTGATATGAGTAATTCAAGATATTGGTTGCGCCTTGCGAATAGGTTTCATTGATTTGCTGCTTGCGACCAAGATCGGACATTGTTGTGTTGATATCGTCTTTTAGATTCCCAAGCTCCAAATCTAGCTCATGGGGTGCGCCAAATACATCCGTTTTGGTTTCTTTTTTTATTCTTAGATTAAACGATCCGTACTCATTGGTATTGATCATTACAACAGTGCCTTGCCGCAACCTGTCAATTTCTAGTGGGCTATCTGTCAATTTAATAAGATCAGCAGCGGCCACTTTCCATGAGACTTTTGGAACAGACCATTTTTTTAGCATGTTGACAGCATTGTCTTTCAACGCTTGCGCAATTGTAAAACGCTGATCAACCCAAACATATTCGATTAATCCATATTTTTTAATTGATGTTGTATCTTCGACATATGGAACGTTTTTATTGACTGAATTGATGTTGAGCTGATTCACCCCTTCACCGGCTCCAAGTGGATAAACGCGATTTACTAAATTATTTGGATCGGTCTCTATTTCAAAACCTTCCATGTTATACCCTTCTTGGATACGGCAAACTGGCTCGATCGGCGGCTTCACAAGCGATAACTCAAACGGATAAACCTTAGTATTCCATTGCCACATATAATCTTCATCGAAGGCGGCAGGAATAGAAAACAGAGCATCCGCAAGACCGTTCTCGTTTTCCCATGCATAACTGAAATACCTAGTAAACTCACATTTTTTTAACACCCAATGCTTCGTTTTTTGCTTTCCAAGCACATAATTAATGACATCAATGGTTGTCCAATTAACTAATTCATGGTAACCAAAAAGGACGCTATCAAGTAGCGTCCCTAAAACATGCATTGCAGTATATTTAATTGTGTAATTACTTTTGTCTTTTTGAATTGTCGAAGGCATAACACGATAAAGTCCAATGTATTCATCTTCGTTATCTGTAAGTTCGACATATTGCAATTCTTGAATCATAGAGTTTTTCGTGTCATAAAGCGGCATAGAAAACTCGATTGATCCTATTTCATTTTCAATTTTTTCATACCCTACATCGTAAGCATTCTCTAAGATGGCTGTGTACTCACGACTAAGGTTCATTGTCATTAACAAACTGTCAGCCCTCCTATAAGTACCGATTTGAGTATTTAATGGTTAAATCAAAATCGCCATCTTTACCAGAAACGTAAAGTGGTTCTTTCGGATAGATGTAAAAATCATTCATTGGCCTAATCATTGGTTTACCATTTTTAGTGATATTGAATGTTTGAGTATCAATTACAATCGTAGAATTATCAAAATCCCCTAAATCAATTGTGTCGCTACGAGTTCGAATCTTAACACCGCGACCCATGCCGACTATTTCAATTGTTGGTTTAACCTTCAATCCTTCAACAGTTGGATAAATTTCAAACGGTTGCGCCTCTTTACCTGTGTCACCCATCAAATATCCTTGATGTTGGAACGTGATAATATCCGAACCCCAATAGGCTCCACCTTCAAAAATGATTGGCATTAAGACAGCACCCGAACCAGTATTCCCAAGTAAATAGTTCGATTGGAAAGTAATGACCGTTGATCCCCACATAACAGAAGTAGCATCGCTTTTCGTGTACTTGTATGGATCGCCGCAAGTGATTGTGAAACTTCCGGTCGCCCAATAATGACCTGAGTCTACTTTATCGATTGTCGCTTTTGTTCCTTTGAAAATCATTTCAGGCTCATCGTTAAACCAAATCGGAACTTCGTTTTCGGTAAACAAAGCAACATTCAACTTGTTGAACTTATCCCGAAACGATGCCGGATCTTCTGCCTTCAAGAAAAACTTTACGACAAGTTCTCTTGCTGGAATCCGGCTATAAATATGCCGTTCTCCGTCACGAATACCGAGCTGAGAATACTCGGTGTTGGTCTCAAAGAGTTCCCGACCTTCAACATCTAGTGTTTTATAGCCTTGAACCAAATCTTCCAAAAAAGAGCCGTTTATATTCATTGCTCTTGCAGGTAGTTTTTTTTCTGTTAAGGTTGTCACCTAAAAGCACCCCGCAATCCCCGCCGTGAATAATCCTTTTGTTGTCTCTTGTACAAAGCCTCAGCGATTTTCTCGATGTCAGCATCTTCTCGCACAATGAAAGTAACTCCTTCCATCATTCCACGATTATTAATCGTGATTGAGGACTCGTTAGATTCACTACTCATTTTCTTGGCAGCTAAATTCTGTGAATCAACTGAGGCGGTTGCCAACGATAATCTAGGATTCCAAGCATCATCAGTTAATTGGCTTGGATCAATTCCATCAGTAATGATGTCTTGAATTTCTCCGGCTACACCTAAAATGGTTCGCTTAACATTGGAAAAACGGTCTTTCAATCCGCTATTAAGTGAGTCCATAATTGCATTACCCGCAGGAATCAATAATTTCTTATCATAACTAATAGGTCCTTTATGATCCTTGATCCAGTCTGCAATGCCACCCACGAAGTTTTTAACATCTTCATATTTTTGTTTCAGGCCGTTTAGGAACCCTTCAATGATCGCTTGGCCTGCTGCGAACAAATCAATCTGAGATAATGAGTCAAACACCCCTCGGATTGTGTCAATCGCATTCGCAACAGTATTTTTTGCGCTTTCCATAAAGTTAGAAATGGTATCGACTATACCTTCAAAAATACTGGATACTATTTGTTTGATACCTTCCCAAACTTGGGACCAGTCGCCCTTAATCAAACCAGTAGCGACATTAATGATTCCCTGAATGACACCCATTACAGTCTGAATGACAATACTAATCTGATTGAAAACAGTGGTAATCGTTGACAGCAAATTATTAACCACACCAGAAATAACCGCTTTGATGGCTCCCCAAGCGGCAGATGTGACATTCGTGATTGTCGATCCCCATGTATTCCAAAATGTTTGGATGTTGGTCAATACCGTTTGAACAACTAATTGAATCAATCCTAAAACGGACTGGATTGTCGTCATAATTGAATTCCAAATCGTTTGAGCTGTATTTAAAAATGATTGTTGGTTTGCATTCCACCAAGCAGTGACACTTCCCCAGATTGACATTATAAAATTGGCAATGCCTGAAATAATTGGACTCAGCATTTCAGAAATCGAGGTCCATATCTCCATGACCGCAGTTCTGAAACCTTCATTTGTATTCCATAGATAAACTATGCCGGCTGTCAATGCTCCGACTGCTACGGCTACAGTTCCCACAGGTCCTAAAAGTGTTGTGAAGACAGTAATCAAACCTTTGATACCCAAATTCGAAAGAGCTAAGAATACTGTTTTTAATATTCCCGCAACAGCAGATAGTTTGCCGAAAATCGAAGCAACACCGATCACGGCTTTAAAGGCACCAAAACCAGCAACCAATGCTGTGATTGCGACACCTAAACTTTTCATAACTCCTTCATTGGCTCTGACCCAATCAATCATTTTTTGAAGTGCTGGGACAACCGTGTTCATAACTACTTCCATTACAGCAGCGCTCAAATCCCAAAAGATTTGCAGCACTTTATCCAAGACAGGAACCACAAACTCAACGATCCCATCAAAGGCCATCCGAAGAACATCAATTGCCAGCGGAATCGCGTATGAGAGCACTGTTGAGATTCCAACAGCCCATGTGCTAATAATTCCGCCTAGTTTCGTGAAAATCGGTTCTAACGAAACAAGCAAACTTCTAAAAGAATCATCTAGTTCAGATAGCCGATCCTTCACTTGGTATCCCATGTTCTTGACATTAGAAACAACTTGACCAAAAGCGAATTTTAGATTTGCTATCAGTCCAGTAAAAGACGAAGGTAAACCAACCGAGCCAAACATGCTAGTGAACGCCTCTTGTACATAAGGAATGGACGCTTTTATCAATGTAACAATCGCGCCCGGTATTGCTTTGACAATGTTCATAACCATCGGGATAAAGTTCCCAACAAAAAATGTTGAAGTTGTCTCCGCCAATTGATTCAATGATGGTTGGATATCATGGCCAAGCGCCATTTTCCCAAGAACATTGGAAGCCGCTGCCTTCATTGCAGCGAATGAACCGCTAAATGTTTCAGCCGCTTCTTTTGCTGTTGTCCCAGTGATATCAAGATTTTCTTGGATCGCATGAATCGCATTATAAACATCACTCAAATTGTTGATGTCATATTTAACACCAGTAAGCTTTTCAGCATCAGCCAACAAGCGTTTCATTTCCTCTTGAGTTCCGCCATACCCTAATTTCAGGTTGTCCAACATCGTGTAGTTCTGTTTCGCAAAACCTTGGTAGGCGTTTTGAATGTCGCCCATGTTGGTACCCATCTTATTGGCATTATCAGACATGTCGATCATGGCCATGTTTGCAACATCTGCTGCCTTTTCAGTGTCGCCACCTACTGACTGCAACAAGCTTGCGCTAAAACTGGTCACGTTCTCCATGTAATCATTGGCAGACAAGCCAGAAGTCCTGTATGCTTCATCAGCATATTTCTTAACTTTATCTGCACTGCCTTTAAATAGTGTTTCGATACCGCCGAGCGATTGTTCGAGGTTCGCACCCTCTGTAAGAGCCATTCCAATTGATTTACCAATTGCTGCAGTAGCAATTGCCGCTTTGACGACTGAAACCAACTTTCCGGCAAGATTCGTACCAGCACTAACACCAGCAGACGAGGCTTCTGGGTCTAATTGGTTTCTGATTGCACCGCTGATACCTTTTGCTGACGGAACAATCTGCACATATGCCTGACCTAAATCGGTTGCCATTAAGCCCCACCTCCACTATCTGCTTGGCTTAGTAATTCTTTTCTTCTTTGTTCAAAATCCTCACCCGAATCAAATACAACTGTTTCTCTTGGTTTAGCTTCTGCTGGGTTCAAGGCATCTAAAATCATCATTGGTCGATTCTTGCCTTTTTGACCATCCTCAGTCTTAGTCCAAAGCAACATGCTTACCTTGTCGGATAAGCCAGCTAATAGAAGTGTTTCCATCGGTACAACTTGTTGAGTCATTTTCATTTTGATTCTGGATTCTTCTCTTAAACCGCAAGAAAAAACAGCTACCCTTGAAAGTGGTAACTGTTTGTAGTCATATATTTGATAGGTCTCAGCTAGATCACAAATCAATGCATCTTCATCAAGACTTATCATTCCGGCAAGGATTAAGAGTTTTTTGTTTCAGACTGATTCTGGAAAATCTCAGTAATTTCTTCTGACATTCGATCAGCAGGAACGATATTATCATCAGTCCGCAAATGGTCTTTCAATTTGGCTGTCTGCTCCTTGCCTAACAGCATAATGACAACTTTCGATAAAACTAATGGATTTTCATCTAACTCGCCAATGACTTCCAATAGTTCATAGTTGTTCAACCGATCTTTGGAGATTTTGTAGCTGAACCCTGATTTTGTTGTTCCTTTGATCATTTCTTTAGGCATTATTCGCCACCGCCTTCACTACCGCTGCTAGGTTTTTGGATATACTCATAATGAGTGTTTTCGTCTGTATCAGGAAGCGCCGCAATCGTTGTTTCGTAGCCGCTTGCTTCATCATCTTTGTACACGATTTCGCCCACTTCGGATACCTTACCGATTGGGATAACAATTCGCTTTAAAATGCCGCCCTTCATGACCATTTCCACTACCAAAACATGTTCTTCCATTGGAGTAGAATTTGCTTTGATTGTGATACCTGTTTCCAGCGTTCCACTGACATTTTTTTCGCCATACACTTCTTTTAAGACACTTGGGTTTAAGGCTTCGATCAATGTATAAGCAAAAGTATCAGCCTTTTCGGTTTGTACAACGTCAACAACGTCTCCGCCCCAAGCTTTAATATTGTCTGTTTCAGGTGAATTCGCATTCGTCATTCCATCCTCTGAAATATATCCCAAACTTTGGAATGCATTATCTAATTTTGAAATCGCATCTTCTGGCAACGCTGTTCCCAACGGAGCCGAATAGACAGCCCCGCCGACTTTCGGTTTAGCCGTTGATACGTTTTTTACATCTGACATTTGATTCCCTCCTAATAATGGTTGATGTCAAACACCGCTTGATATCGGTATTCTTTTGTTGTTGTATCAGTAAAGTTGTAATCACTGTTTAGCTTAATTTTGCTTATTTCATCAAGCACGATCATAGACTTAACAGCTACTTTTAAGTCTTCATTCAGTGCGGCCGCTTCATACATTGAATGACCATAGCTTTGAAAAGCAAAAGTTGATGATGGCAATTGATTGCTTTCGCCGCTGCCTGTTTTTTCAAAAAGAACATATCTTTTCGGTGGCTTTGCTGGACGTTCTAAAAAAGCCGGCACAGACAAATGATCATCAAGAAATCGCTTGAGTACAATTTCAATCATTTACCGCACCGCCTTTAGAAGCGTATTATTTTTCATGTTGTCTCTTTTTGCTTTGTAGGAGTCGGCATAAACCATTGCATTCGCCCGCGATTTACCGACATAAATATCTTGTGCGTAGCCTTCACCGGCACGATTCTTGATACCTGTTGCCTTCTCTTCCAAAACGTTTTGCATTTCAGATGATTTAAGCAGTTGGCCAACCCCTGAATGATTAAGCTTAAACTTCATTTTAGCCATATCGCTCCACCATCACTTTCTTGTTCCAATCTAAAGGCATCAAGTCCTCCATACCCTCTGTTGGAAAACCGAAGGTTCGCCATCGCTGACCAAAGAACCTTACTTCTTTGTCTTCCCAATCGTGAGTATCATCTTTAGGAATACCCAGCGAATAGACGGCGACTTTACCAGTAAGGCTTTGCTGATTTACGACATCATCCGAAGAAACTGGCGCAACAAGAACATTTTCGACTTTTATATCAGCATCATCATAGATGGGTTTTCCGAATGGATCGACCCCCACTTGAATCTTATCGACTAAAATAATTTTTATACCTTTGATCTTCCCCATAAAAGTCAATCACTCCATATCGTTGATTTTTCAACCCCAGACGCTTTAATTCAGAATCCTTAATAAACAAGCCGCCTCCGGGAATCAAATACGATCCTGAAACGCTGTATCCCATTGCACCCTCTGAAAATTGCGTCATTGGTTCCTGATCTGTTGAAGTCATAAGTGTACGAGCAACAACATCGACAGTTACCGATTTAACAACACTTTTAAATGAAGGTCGTTCATTGATAGTATCATCAAGATTTTTTCCGACCTTGTGGGCCTCTTCTCGCAAGGAATCAGATACAACTGAAAGTAATTCCTCTGTTCTACCGATTTCATCATCTGATAAGCGCCGCCACAATGATTCAACGTCCTCAATCGTTGCAAAGTCTGCCATGCAATCACTTCCCTTTAGACATCATCAAGTCGTACAAAACTTCTTTTTTGTCACGGGGATTGTACTTTTTCCCCATTGCATCTAGTTCTTGCATGATTTCTTTTTTCTTAATCCCATCAAGATTATCTGAACCTTCGTTTGTCGATTCTTCTGCTGCTTGTTCGGGTTCTTCGACTACCGGACTTGGCTCAACTGCTGCAGGTTCTTTGTGTGCTGGTTTTTCATTAAGAGGCTGATTCTGCGAACCAACCTCAATCCAGTCTCCACGAAGAACACTATCAACATCAATTACCGTTTTTGTTTTTTTGTTGATGTATTTCGTCATGGCAATTAACCTCCGATTTCTTCTGCTGCTTCGACACGTGCGAATGAATCAGCATCTAGGATTCCCCATCCGATATAAGCCTCAGCACGCAAGCAAACTTCGTTATATGCTTTCAAATCTCGACCAGTTTGATCAGGATCACCATATTCAATAATTTCCAAAGGAATATTTTCTGCGTAACCCCATTTGAATGCACCAGCAAAATCCCCAGTAACAACATGATCCGCTTTGGCTGTTCCACCGATCATGGTTAATGTTTTGTTGACATCTGACTGCATGCTGTAGAAAGCATTTGGATTTTGGCCAAAACGGAACTCTGGATACTGAACAACACCATTTACTTTGATTTTTCCTAGTGCAGCGCCCGCCGCTGGTGACAAAGCAAGACCAGTAACTTCACCATCAGTTGCCGTAACGGCTGCAATAGCTGCATCAATATTTTCATCAATTTTTGCTGCATCGTAGACAACAACATTAGAGGTAACCAGTCCGTCAAAACTGTTTGTCGCTTTGAAAGAAGCATCGGTCATCGATTTTGGTTCTAAACCATGAAACGCCGCAATATCAAATGCCTGTGCAATCTTTTTCGAATAACCATCTACGAATGAATTCAAGTATTGAAGTTGTTTTTCTTCGGAACAATTTGTAAATTCATCTGTTAAACGAGATTGATAAATGATTTTTACAGGCTTAATAATTTTCGGTGTTAATGTCGCCGTTCCTTCTTTTTTCTGTTCCCCTTCACCAACGATCTGTGCATTTCCTTCTAAGTTGAAGATAAATTCAGTCGTTCCTGAAAATGGAATTGGTGTTTGAGCTGACAATTTCGCCAACGCAGAGTGACCTTTCACTTTGCTAAAAATACTAGTTACAACTGCTTCTGGGAAAAGACTTCCGCTTTTTAATACTGCCATTTTTTATTCTCCTTCTTGTCTCATACTTTGGATCATTTCTTTCATTGGATCGTCATTACCAGTTTGTCGCGGTTCTGTTGACTTTGCTGGTGGTGTAAATTTTGGTTTCATGAATTTAGCCAAACGCTCAGCATCCGCAGTCAGACTGTCTTCGTCTTCACCGACTAACCTATCCGCTAAATCAAAAGGCAAGCCATTTTTCAAAGCAATTTTTGTTCGTAGATTGGCTGTTTCATAGCCAGCAATCTTATTGTTCAATTCTGAAATTGTTTGGTTGTGTTGGCTTGTAGCATTTTGGTTTTCTTCGATAGTCGCTTGTAGAGTGCCAACTTCGGTTTCAAGTTCGCTGTTTCGCGTTTTGAGTTGTTCGAGGTCTGCTAGGTCTTTATCAAAAGATTCCTTTTGACGTGCCAAACGTTCCTTAATGATGTCGTTTAGTTCCTCTTGTGTTTCAATTGGTTTAAATGTCATGATAAAAATCCTTTCTCCTGCTTGCCCGGCAGTTCGGTAATTTTGTGTATTAAAAAAACGACTTCCGAAAAAGTCGTTTAATACCTGATTTGTTGTTTTTTCTTAGGCTTCGCGTTGTTGCAAGCCCAGTGCGCTAAAAGGGCGCTATCCATAAGACTGATATCCATATCATCAAATTGCGACTTATATCCAAAGCCACCGCCTGAACCAATGTTTCGCTTGTCGCAGTTGGTAACTACTGTTGTCAATGATGGTTGATCGTTATGGCAAATTGTTTGCTGGAAGATTCCCTGCTCCCATGAAGCATTTGCATTAATGATTTCTGAAACCTTCGGCAGAATCGGCTCTTTCAAGCGAAAGTCTTTCATATCCTTCGCCAAAATACTTTGTCCGCTTTGACCATCAATAGCTACGGCTTCAACATCCGCATTTTTCAAGAAATTGATGATCCACTGATTACCGTTTCTAATAGATTGGCAATCAATCACTTCAACAAAAATCTTTCCAGACAATGTTCGAACCGCAACGCTCATTGCAACGTTTGCACCATTGTTACCATACTTAACACCAACAAAAAGACGACCTTTGAAAACAGGCAATCGTTGAACTTTCAATTCTTGCCATTCGTTTTCTGAGATAGCCGACTTCTGATTGTATTTGATCCACAATCCAAGACGTTGAATGTTAAAATCGATTTCATCCGATCCTAATTCGGCTTTGATGGATCGCTCAGTAAAAATCGTACCTAGTGACGGATTGCATTGATACCATAGCTCTGTGTCTCGAATGTCCGATTGATCTTCGACACCCCATTCAGCCCAACCAGCATCTTCTACCTTTTTGGCTAAAACGTCATTTCGATAATTGACAAAAACCGTTCCACTTGATAGCGGTGTTGGCGGCGTTCCACAATAAATTGTTTGAGGATTTTTTGAATCTGTTACAACGTACTTCAGAGCTGATTCTTGATCTGTGGTGTACTCTTGTGCTTCATCAATAACGAGCAAGTCGAATCCTTCTCCTAAGCCACCAAGTGACGTTCTTGTTCTAAAAAAGATACGTCCGCCATTGCCTTCTAGGGTAATTTCTTCATTCCCTTTTGCTCGGATTGCTTTATACACAATACCTGCATTGTCTAAGAGCTTGCATAGTCGTTCCCATGCTGCATGACTTGTAGTTGTTCGGTGTGCTGTGTGTAGGATTTGTTCCCCGTCTTTCAACCCTTGCATTTCTCGAATCGCCACGACCTCATTTTTTCCGTTTCGCCGCGGCAGACTGTAACCGAACTTTGCATGAGTCCACAAACCGTCTTTATTGACTGCATAAATTGGCTTTGTAAGATTAACTTGCCATTCCTGCGCGGTTCTGCCAGATTCTTCGTAGGTATCAATCGCAGTTTGATAACGTGATTCAGTAAATGGAAGAATTACCGATTGAGTAGGACGCTGATTACCAAGTCTTACTTTAGTAGTCATAATGATCCCCTTTCAATCTCAATCACGCATGATAACCCTGTCGCTGGGAGATTGTTGATCACCTTCACTTTCTGCGCAATCCGATTACTTTACGGTCGGGAGGTTTCTTGTCCTCTTCAATAGCAAGCCGATGTGCTTCGTTAATGAGGCAAAGAAACTCTCTTAACGATACCGGTTGCCCTGTGCCAGAAAAGCTATTTTCTTCTTTTTCATAATCCTGAACAGCTTCCCAAATGTCACTGATCCGTTTTGCTATATCCCAAAAAGCCTCTGCAATTTCTTTTAATGATCTTTTCACGTCAGCAATCGCACTTGCTACTTCCTCACTTGATAAATTCCAAAATGCAGCAACTTCATCAATGGACTTTTCGTAATCCATAACAATCAACCTCTTTTCCTAAGATTTAATGTTTTTCTTTGTTCGATTTTGGCTTGCCTTTCTGGATCGCGCCATTTTTTTGTATGAGAATTTTGGAAACCGCGAGCATCTTTTGGATTGTATTCTACGATGCATGTACAACGTTCATGACGGTGATAAAAATCGGCTGGTTCGCTGTAATACTCGTATGTTCCGGCCAAGTTACGGCACCATTTACAAGCGTCACCACGAACATGTCGCGTAATTGTTGGGTTAAGTCCTGCCCTTGCATGAAAGTCAGCATTTTTCTTGATTGAATCATCGACAACACTTTGACAAAAATTGATAATTGGATCATCGAGAATCCATTTTATTTCGTCAAAATCCGATTCACTAGAAACACGATTGACCAGACCGTCAATTCGATCTTGATTTAGTTCAGGCATTTGTGCTTTTAGTTTGAGACCTGCTTCTTGATTTAATACGGTTTGCACCGTATAGGCATAGTTGGAAATAAATTCGTGATTCTTTTTCAGTGTTGCATTTAACACACGATCAGCAATGTTAAAGTACATTCTCCCATCGGGGAGGATATCGGCGGTAATGGTTGCGCCAAATACATCTGCAAGGATTTCCCCAATCTCGATTGCGTACTCGTTTACATCAATATAAGTCAACTTTTTTCCCCGTGAATATCTCAGTAGTTCCATGATTTTTTGACTGTTGTTCCATCGTTCATCAAATTGGGTTTCGATGGTCTCCAAAAGACTTGGTACGATATCATCCATTGTTGTCAGCTCCTTTGATTCCTGTTAGGTCTCGCAGTACGTCTCCATCAACAAAACCTTCAATCGCTTGATTCAACTTGATTGCACCGTCACCGATCAATGATAATGCGCTAGCGTCAGACTCAAACAACGGCTCCCATTTAGGGATTGTATTAACAAACTGTTCACGGCGAAAAGCTGCATCATCACGAAGGCAAGCTGCAACATAGGCAACATTTAGAAAACCCGATCCGATTGAGCGTTGCGCTTTTCTTCCAGCAAGACGAAGGTTTTCATGACTGGCTTTGATTGCTTCAACGGATGAAGGGTTGTCCGAAACAAAGCCCAAATCATCAAGTGTTAACCCTGTTTCTCCTGCAAAACCTGCAGCGGCAGTTTTTAGTTGCTCTGTGAAGGGCGACATTGACGATGTTGTAAACTGTCCCAGCGTTGGTTTGTCTCCATCAGCATCTTTTGTGAAGTCCAACATGCTTGAAATTGTCGCTTTCCAACTGTCCATAGGCTCTGAATCTTGACTTCGACCAAGGACATATTTCTGCGGGAATGAATAAAACTCCGCGGTAACGTCTGCACGTTCAAGAGTTCGTTTTGCATATTGCTGATAATACATTCCTGACCGGCTGATTCTCGATCGGCCAAACGGTCTCACTGGATCAGGTCTATGAATTATCGGAACTAGAAGTGGATGCCCTGTGGGATTTTCTACAGGAACATCTTCCCGCTCGTCTGAGTAGTGAAAAACCGTCTGGGTAGCCGTGAAATAAGCTTCGATTGTCGGCTTGTTTTTGTCGTCTCTCTCAAGAACGGCATAACCCTCCGTTAACAATCCTGTGATTGGGTCAATGATCCCCGTTGCATTGCTTGCCTCGATCACTTGCAGCCGCGGTAAATCCTCGTCTTCGTCTTTTGAAATGTAAACAAAAGAGCACGATGCAATCAAAGCTGAAAGCACCGCGCTATCGAAAAAGACATCTGGATTATTTGCTGCAAAGATTTCATTTACCGCAAAATCATCATTTTGAAACTCACGGAATACCAAACGATCTGCAAGACTATCAACACCTTTCGCACACCAGCCCAACACTGAACGGTAATTTCGCCGGACATGTTGCGGGATCGTGATACCAACATCTTTCCCTTGGTATTTCATTGCATATTGCCTATACCTCATATTTACGCGACTTTGGTACAAAGTCAGCTTTTTTCTGAGATATTCAATGCCTCTTTCCTCCATTTTGCTACCCCTTTCTTCTTTGCGTGAGAAAATTTGTACAGTGACTGCGTGAACGACGGCTGTCAGCCGGTCGGGGGAGGTATCCCCCCTTCTATTTTCTCGCTGGTTGCTTTTAAATTTATTTTTTGATTAGTTATACCTTATTTCCTTTAAGATCTGTATAACGTCCAATTACGGCTTTGTGGAAGGTTCCTATTACCTAATACTTTTGTTTCTTGCGGATTATTTTGCTTATTGTTGAATAACTTGTCAGACTTCTGACGGTTACAGGTCCAGTGTGCTAGCTGCAGGTTCTCTATCGCTGATGGATGTCCACCTTTATTGATTGGAATGATGTGGTCGACAACCGGCGACAACGGATCAGGAGCCTTCAACCTTTTATCTATGGGCTTGCCACAGATACCACAGACATTCTGGGTCTTTAGAAGTATCTTCCTATTCTTATCAAAGGCAACTCGATGCGCTCCTTGTCTGTCTGCTCTCAGTGCCACGGGGTAGGCTCCTTTCACTGGTAGGGTATCTGATTAGGGTGGGTACTAATCTTTACGAATACATAGTATAATCACAAATACTCTCAAATCGTTCTATCCCTTGATATCCTTGGTTTAATCACTGATTCTCTCAAATGATTAAATCAACTGTTTATATCCTGTGGATAACTCATGGTTTCAGCAAAGTAACTCTCCAGCAAATCATTGCTCACCTTGAATAGAATTTCTTTTTCTTTTTCTCCGTCTTGCTCTACTCGTTTCACAATGGAGTATTTCCCTTTTCGCTTATCAATTGCCACTGCTGCTCCTTTCAAGCAATACACGATTCCATTTAATACAAGATTAACTTGAGCCGTCATTCGCATTCCTCCAAATAAAAAAGACCACTCATAGTGAGTGATCTCGGTTATGTATTGACCGGCACACCAAGTAGCGTACGAAGAGGAGCTACTCGCTTTCTATATTAGATGTATGTGCCGGTCGTTTTGATCGTCTTGCAAACAATCGTTAAGAATAGAGAAGGGAAGCTGTTCACCTCCTTCATATATTCTTTATTTGTTGTGGCCTGTGCAGCAGACCACATTTATATCAACGACTAAGCCGTATCTATACTTTCTTGACATTACTATTTTATATCAGGAAAAAGCAAAAATGCCCTACTTTATCCCTAACTTTTCCCTATTTTTTCCCTAAAAAAACCCTACTTTTCAAAAGCTAACAGTTCGCCGTCTTTATATGCCTCGGCAAATTGGATTAAGGCTGCAGCTTTTAACTTCTCTATATTTTTTACTGAGTAATGGAACTCCTCATATTTTCCAAACTCATTAATGCGATAGCCTTTTAATTTAGCAGCAATCTCATTTACCCTGTACGGATTCAACTCACAATATGAATATTGTAGAATCTTTCCATGAATGTCAGGCAATGACTTCAAAGCCAAATCAATCTCATTTATTTTTCTAGTGTAATTCATACTATCCTTTGAAACGTATCGGAACATCTTAGCCATCTTGTTTTCTTGACCGTTCCTATTACTTTGATTTTTTGGCATATCGGAATATTGAATGGCTTGGGTTAAATCGTATACACTATCGTCATAACTAATTCGTCTTTTCATGGGTGCATAACTTTTTAGTATTTCGCGAGCGTTCTTTTTAGTTAATTTCTCATTTATTTTAGGAAACAGTACCATCAAATCAGTCACCTAGCCCTTCTCTTATGCTATAATGTTATGGATCAGATAACGTTTAGTGCTAAGCATTGGCTTGGTGCTTTTTTATTTTCTCGCTTGTATTAATAGTCTTTTTTGAAACGGAAACCACTGCCAAACTTTTGCAGACTGAATATCAACTAAAATTTTTACTCCCGTATTCCCCACAAGTGCCGAATATCTTGTTTTATCCATCATTTTTATATCTTTCAATTTTTCATACCCATGAATCTTAGCAACAAGATTAACTTCCTTGATAATTTTAATTAAATAATCGTTTCGTGCCACTCATTCGCCCTCCATCAATCTGTATCTGGGGAATCACGTTTATTCAAAATATCATTCAATTTCACAATAAAATCAATGTAGATATCGTTTTGTGTCTCCAACATTTTCATTCGTTTGCTCAACTCACTTATTCTTTTGTTGTACGATTTGAATATATAAGCAACTAGACGCCACGTAATGATAAACGAAATGATTCTTATTACTGCCTCTGTGGTGTTCATTTCTATCCCTCCTAAAAACCTATGTGATAGGGTCGGTTAGCAGAAGAAACGCTTGATGTTCTGTTTAAGCGTCTCTAGGGCACCGTCATGTGTCTTTTCAAGCTGTCTGACATAGTTTTCTGCCATTTCTATCCCATCTAAATAACCTTGAGTGTATGCGTCCTTATAGGTCGAATATTTAGGATCAGTATGATTAACTTCTTCAATGGTCCACAGGCTATCTAATTCATCTGAGAACTTCATTTTGCTGCCTCTACACCAAATTGCTCTTTAATCGGTTCAATCTCTAGCAGACATTTTAACGAGCAAAAGCTTAAATCAATAATCAGTCCGTCTTCTCTATCCTGATTGAGTATTGAATAAGACATATCTTTTAAATAATGATAAGCATTAGGACAGTTAGGATTGTCGCATTTTACGTGTTGTCCTCCTCGACCTAGTTCATCTTCCGGTTTCAAATCTACTTTTAGTTTCATTCCGCCACCTCTTTCATTCCCCATTCTGCGAATGCTGCTAGGACTTGGAACTTCTGACAGATGCTTAACGTCTCATATGCCGCAAGTAAGCATGTTTTCCAATCGCTAGGCATCGTTTCATCGTATAGGTCGCTTATCGCTTCTATTGGATCACCATCATCCTTATAGCAATCTATTAACCAGCCTAATATAGCTCGTTGGTTTTCATTCAAAGCCGCTTGATAAAACTCAGCTATCTGCTTCCTTAGCTTCTCAATGTATCGCTCGTCTGCTTCAATCGCATAATCGTATCGCTCGCGGATTCTGTAGTAGCCAGGTCCTAATCGCTTTGTTTCAGCTAAATGTTCCTGAGTATCTATTAGAATCTTCTCAAGCTCCGTTTTAGTAAATTCTGCCATCGATCACATCTACACTTTCTCGACTGGCACCGCGAACGGCCAGTAACGCTCGTCAATTGCTTTAATTTCTTTTTCGGTTAATTGCGGTATAGATTCGAAAAAATCACTATAACACTGCATGCCATCTTCCATCAGATATGAAAATTTTGACCCGTGTTTCTTCTTTACAGCGGGAAATAGCACCCGATACTTCGGCTCTTCCTCGACCTCGTAGCCGTCTAAGATAGCACTTATAATCTTATCTCGTGCACCATCTTTATCCCTGTCATAATAGTTGTATAAATCAGTCGGCAATTCTACATTGTTGTATTGACACATGAAACGTTCTAGGCATACATACTTTCCTAAATAACAGTGTTGATTAATCCATTCAGCCACAAATGCCGGCACTTTGACTTTCTGCGGTTCGTTGAGTCGTCTTGCCCAGTTCAAAGCAAGTTGTAAACCCATAATTCTGTTAGTAAATTTCAATTCTTCAGTTTTGCTTCCTAACTTAAAACAAGAGGCTTCAGTGCTTTTCAGCTCTATAATTTCTTGATTGAGTTTTTCTATCAATTCTTGTTTATTCATTTCATACCTCTTTTCTTACTTGATACGCTGAGTTAGTTTATCTCTTCATTTAACCTTACCGATTCCTTCTCCCCGGCCTCTAGCTTCATAGCTAATCCATGAATAATACCCAAAGCTTTCATAGCGTCCACACGGTCAGCTGCTTTTAAACCGCCTTTGCCATCCTTGATTTGTCTTAATTCATCTGAAGCTTCTCTTAAAAGTTCGATATTTATGTTAGCCATTGTAGTTATTCCTCCTAGCATCTATTTTTTCGGCGGCATTATCCGCCACGATGTTTCTGAGTTTGGTTGAAAGAAATTAACTTCCTTTCCGCACTTGGGACACTTAACTCCAAGTAACTCTCCTGTCAGGCATGGTTCTAATGTCCTTTGATAAAGTTTCCACCATTTATTATCCCGAGTGAGTCTAAATTCCCAGCCGCAGTCTGTAGTAACATCCCACTTAGGTGTGGTCCCTTCATCAACCCAATCCATTTCAAAATTACAATATTTCATGTAGTCACCTTCCTACATAATTGGCGTGGGTTACCGGAACTAATCCTCATTTGGGCGCATAAGATATAATGCGTCCTCGAATCTGCGCTTAATCTTTGAATCAAGCAAATAGACCCCTTCATGTTGTTGATGGTATTCCATCCAGTCATCTATACCTTCATCGAAATAAGCAAAAATTCTTTCAACTTCCTTTTGAGTAAATTCCATAGTTATAGTATTAAATGCTTTCATTCGCCGCCCTCCTCACTAATGAATGAATAGTGTTGACCATTCAAAAAGTGTCTTCGCTTACCGTAAATGGCAATCGCATCTTCTCCATGTATTCCGGCCTGAATGATTTTATCCGCGACAATCTTCCCTTCAAAATCATCCTCATAATCTCTCAAAACGTAAACAATCTGCATTGTATGATCGTTCACTACTGCAATCATTCTCATTCTTCTTCCTCCTTGGAATGTGTATTTTGAAAATAATCCACAGCTAGTTGTGTTTGAAGCTCATCCAAATCCAAATAGACTTTGTTTATAAGTGTCTGTGTGAGATTGTTTTCAACTAAGTATTCGTCTATTTTTTTCAGCAACTCGCGAATCTGTTTATATCGCAAGCGATTCTCACATTGTTTAATAAAACGTTTATCGTCCAAGTTAAACCTCCTTCAAGTTAAACCTCCTTGATTCCCGTCGTTAGCTTACTTCCATATTTTCGCTATGTTTTTTAAGATGCTTCTCTAATTTTCCAATGTTCATTTCCATCTCCGCTATTGTTGTGCCTCTGCTTATAAGCGACCCAACAGACTTAGCAAAATCATTGTGGGATACATCCGTGATTCCTAAACGTTTGGCACGCACCCAAATCTGATAAATCTTTTTATATGTTTTCCGATTAAAATAATGATGTTCTTTACGTTCTTGACGATACAAAATTTCTATGACTCTACGCCATCTGTATTTTTTCATTTGTGAACCTCCATTAAGTCCTCCGTTAGTGGAACTATTCAACAATATAGTTACGTCTGCCCAAGTCCTCTTCTAATCCTTTTGTAAATCCAATCTCTTTTGCTTTCCGGTGAATATCTGCCATAGCTTGTGCCGCATAGCCCCAATGATCACAATAGATGCCACCGTATCCATTTTTTGCGTTTGTAGCTTCACCTGTACGGATGAACTCAGCAATATCCAAAACTAAAGCTTGCATCGTTCCACCTTCTGTAAAACTATTGCCGAAATAGTGATTCTCATAGGCATAGATTGATTTTTTTGTATAGCCATCAACGAAATAGGTCCTTCCTTTTTTCAGTTCAAAGTATCCAATAAAACCGCCATTCTCTTCATAATTGAAGAATTTCTTACCAGTAGATGCTACCAGTTCAATAAATTCATTAGCTTTCTTACATCGAAAATCTCTGTCATACTCTTTTACACATTTTGTTCCCTCACGGTAATTCTTTTGATAGCAACGCTTGCTACAGTACATCTGCTGTCTCTTATACACATCTCCGAGCCCACGAGACTACGCTGCATCTCGTATGCCGTCTTCTGCTTGAAAAAAAA